GTATAAGACAAGCTCAAAATTTGCATAATGAACTGGAAAAATTAAGAATAGACAGAATCTATGTATCACCAATTCAAAGAGCAAAAGATACATTGTTCTATTTCCATCTCAGTAAGGACATACCAGTAGAAATTGAACCAAGAATAAAAGAAAGAGATATGGGAAAGTATGCAGGAGTACCATTTTACGATTTAGACTGGGATAATTTTTGGGGTTTTCATTCTAATCAAAAATATCCAAATTGCGAATCAATGGCAGATACATTTTTTAGAGTCTCTGATTTTATTAACGAATTGATTGAAAAAGATGAAAACGTATTGTTCGTAACACATGGCGGTATTTCGAGAGCTATATATTGGTATATGAACGGAATTCCTGACAATGGATTATCAAGTGATATCAACGAAAATTGTAAAATTTACAAATATGAATTAAACAAAGACAAATATCCATTGGCAATAGATAGTAAAATTCTTGGAAAACATTTTATATAGCATAGAAAAAAACATATAAAAACTAAATAAGAATTTAGGAGGTAGAAATGAGCAAGATTCCAAAAGAGATAGTAGATAAAATCGAACAACGAAAGGCACTTAATGAAGAAATTGCGGAGTGGTGTAGGGAAAACCTTGACATAGATGGTATGAACTCCGATTTTGCTGATATTACTGATTATCATACAGGTGGCGAGCAGGGC